TTAGTATATCACGCTACGGTTGCCGTATTTTATTGCGCTTGCGGGGATCTCTCTTTTTTCTCCCCAACGGAATTCTATAATTGCGGGGTTGCCAGGAATAACTTTTTGAATCACGAGGCCGACAGCTTTACGTTTTTCGTCGGGTTCCAGTACGTCGAGGGCTTCAGCGAACAAGTCTATAACGTCGTCATAATCGCCATAATTAGTTTTGGTGGGTAGTGGAATTTTTTCAAGCATGAGGGTCACATCTTTTTGTCGAGCATCATACCGTGACATCAGAGAATTGAATTGGGTTTCATCAAGTTTTTGATGGAGGTAATAGTCGTCATATACCTTTTGCTTTGCCTGCTCTAATACTGTCAGTTCATTCTGAAGCTTTTTAATCGAGGAGATTCCTTGGTCTTTCTGAGTCTGTTCTGATAATTCCGGCAGAACATGTACCGGCTGGTACCTTTCCTTAGCTAATTTTCCAATGAGTCCTATAACTGCCGAATCGAGCGTCTCAGTATCATAATTAGGGCTCGTACACTTACCATATGAATTTTTATTATCACAGATATATCTGCGCTTTGATGTAGCTGTGGTCTTTCGACTACTCATTTTAGATCCGCAATCAGGGCATCTCAATAATGTGGACAACAGCTGTCGGTTATGCATGCCTCTCCAGACATTATCTTTGCTGAAGCGGGTCTTCTGCAGATATTCAAATTCTTCCCAGCTTATCAATGTTTCAGTGTTGGCCAATTTATGAAACTTGCCTTTCCACCTTTGCATGCCGGCATAGGTTACGTTTTTTAACACATACCGTACTCTCCTGGGCGTCCAATGTACGCCTGTTTCGGTAAGGATCCCTTGATTGCGGAGCCATGCAGCAACTAAATATGGGCCTTTGCCTTCAAAAGTCATTCTAAACATGGTCTTCACCGTTATCGCTTTTTCGCCGTCAGCCGTAAAGCCCCCATCACTATTCTTCTTTAGTCCATATGGAGCAGGTCCGCCATTCCATCGACCTTTTTCCGCATTCGTCGCTTTATTATCGTTCATTACATCTGATAAATTGTCAGAGTAGTATTCATTAAAATCGACAAGCATCGAGGTGAGTAATCTTCCAGTTGCGGTACCAAAGTCTAGCTGTTCGCTCGCCGAGCAAATATCAACATCAATGCTGCTGAGCAGGGAATGTATTAAGTGAAAATCCTTTTTTCGTCGAGTTAGCCGAGACAGATTAAAGACCACAAACTTTTTCACTTTAGGATGCTCTCGACAGTACTTGAAAGCCTCCATAATCCCGGGTCGCTTTGTATAGGATATTCGAAAGCCAGAATAATCAATATCTTTGAATACTTCGACCAATTTTATGTTGTTGAAGTCGCAATAGGCTTTGATCTTGGCTCTTTGAGTCTGTTCTGAAATATCTTCTTTGTCTTCTCGCTCGTCAGACTGGCGAACATAACCAACTGCTTCTATCTCTTCCTCTTCAGTTTTTAATTTGAACACTCTGTTTGACCTCCTTGTTAATTAAAGCCTCCTACGCACCTCAACAACTTTCCCTATTATCTGTATACTCGATGCGTGAACGATAATAGGCTGCAATTTAGGGTTGGAAGGCATCAGTAAGCACATTTCACTCATGCACTTAACCCGTTTTATTGTTGCGGTTTCACCTTCCACGGCTACAACTGCAATATCAGTCGGGTTCACTTCTGGTTGCTTGATGCAGATTACAATATCCCCATCTAAAATGTTATCCCCGATCATGCTATCGCCTTTGACCTTTAAGGCAAAAGCCTCTCCGCTGCGGATCACTGATTTATTGACGTACTCAACATCCTCAATCAATTCAATACGATCAATTGGCTGACCAGCAGCAATTGACCCAAGCACCGGCACTTTCGTAATGTTACCTGCGAGATATTCGGATGAGCTTTCCTCAACGATTTGTGCCTGAGCATAAGCGGCGCGCTTTTCTTTGAGCATATTTAATTTTTCAAACTTCTCTTTGATCTCAATCGGTGCTTTTTCAATAAGTGCTGCCGTTAATAGCTTTTCAACATCCCCTCCCGTTACTTCTGCAAGTGCTCTATTAAGCTCAGGGGTTGCAGGGTTATCAGTTTTCGCATTTTGCAGCTGGCTAATGTAACCTTTGCTAATTTGATAACCGTGCTTAATGTTTAACTGATCCGCAACCTCAGCTAGCGTAAGCCCTGACTCCTTAATGTATGACTTGAGTAGCTCGTAGTAATTGATTGACAACTGAGACACTCCCTTCGACATGAGATAAGTCTATTATCGTTACAGTAAAAAGTCAACAGAACATTACAGGTTAAGTGTTAACTGAAACAACTGGATTCATTCATATAAAAAAGAAATCTAAAATTCATCGGGAGCTTCTTCTGTTGTATTAAGTAGAAGTTATTTATCGACGTCAATATGTTTCAGTATTTAGTAAACACTTTGTTATCGTTAAGTATTGACTGAAACAAAGCGTTAGTTTACTATCTACTCAACGACTTGTTCCACCAAATAGTAAACAAGTTCGAGTTAATTCGACAAACGTCCCAGATCGTTTAGAAAGGAGGTCGCTGATATGGGGAAGCAGAGTAGAGGCGGGCTAAGATATTCAAATCTACTTAGTAACGCGATCACGGAAAGTCGTTGGACGTATGCGCAAGTTATTCAAAAGTGTGAGTCAAGAGGGCTTTCGTTCTCAAGATCCTACCTTTGTAAAATCGTGACCGGATCTTTACCTCCGCCTAGTGATGAGATCAATAAAGTTCTTGCGGATGTTTTGTCGCCGGTGTCTACAGTCTCATACCAGGATTTGGCTGTCGCGAAGTACGAGGAAATTATTCCAGCCGAAGTCATTGAGCTTCTGGCAGCTCGTTAGGAGGAGAAATCATGCAGACCTGTAAATCGATTGAGTCGGAGCTTAATGAGCAAGGGATTGATATCGGCGATTTGGACTTTGAAATTGCAAAAATAGAGGCTGAACTAAATATTTACTTAGGGAGTGAGGCGAGCCGAAATGGTTAAACGTCCTTTGGAGCCCTATGAGAGAGAGTTTCTGAAATTAATAGGGAAGGGGATGAGGATCCTTCTGGAGCGGAAGAGGTCCGAACGCAAGAATGAGAAATCCGCCAGTTAAGTCAACCTGAAAAAAGGAAGCATTCAATCTAGAGGAAGCAGGTGTCAAGATGAGTCAACTGGTTTTTATTGAAAGCGGACGAGCAGTCACGGACAGCCTCACGGTGGCAGAGGCATTCGGCAAGGAACATAAGAGAGTCATGCAAGACATCCGGGAGCTTGATTGCAGCGATGAATTTAATGAGCACAATTTCGTGCCCATCTCTTATCAAGACTCTATGAACCGAGAAAAACCGAAGTACCTCATCACCCAAGACGGTTTCTCTTTCCTCGTTATGGGCTACACGGGCAAGGAGGCTGCTCGCTTCAAGGAGCTATATATCGGCGAATTTAACCGGATGCGGGACGAATTGTCGAAGCCAGCAGTCCAGCCATCCTACACGCTGGAAGATCCGATTAAACGGGCGGAGCGCTGGATTGAAGAACAGAAGGAACGGCAGGTTGTTGAAGGCAAGGTGCTGATGCTCGAACAGCAAGTGGCGGAGTACGAGCCTAAAATCAGTTACCTGGATCAGATTTTAAAGTCCAAGAAAACATTGACGCTAACGCAAATCGCCGGGGATTACGACATGACGGCACGAGCCCTGAACAAGCTGCTCCACGAAGAGAGAGTGCAGCGCAAGGTCAACGGTCAATGGATCCTCTACAGCGAGCATCACGGCAAAGGGCTCACAAAATCAGAAACAATTCAGATCACTCGGAGCAACGGGGAAGCTGATGTGACGCTCAACACTCGCTGGACGCAAAAGGGAAGATTGTTTATCCATGAAATACTTGGCAAGCGCGGCATTATCCCGGTAATGGAAAAGGAGTGGATGGCAGTTGGAAAGTAAACTCACGTATTTCGACGGAATCATCGAAGGTCGTTTGATTGAAAATGGATTCCACTCAATCGGCAAATCGTTGTTTTACAACCGGATCGGCGGCGTGGCTTTCGTTGTAAGACATTCCGAAGGCAACAAGTGCGTTTTGGAAGTATACTCCGATCTTCCTTCAACCATCGGTGAAACAGATGCGGTAGTCTACGTCGAAACCCTTCGGGACAATGCCTTTGAAGAGTTGTGCGTATCCGGAGATATCCACGACATTCTCCAAGTGTACAGGATGTACAAGATTTACAGAGAGATTTAAGGGGAGGTGAAACGCTATGACCCGAAAACAACGCATCCGCAGCTGCGGTAACCTACTCCAGCTAATGGAGACGGCCCCATCGGACAAGCTCCGTGAGGTCTACCGCTTGCAATATCAAAGCACGAAAGGAGGTGAAACACACCATGCAAATTACCGGTTGGGTTTGGCAGCAAATGACCAAGCCTGAAAAAAGATTTTTGCTGCTGATCGCCATGAACCGAACGCAGCAACAATGGGCAATGCGAAAAGCCCTGTTAGGTCCCCACCTTAACAGAGCTAAGTAAAAATGTTCCCGTCGTTAGTCTAGCACTCTTCTTCTACTTATATCAAGGAGGATTTCCCGTGATTAAAATAAATCGCCTCGAAATTGAGAACGTCAAGCGCGTCAAAGCTGTCAAAATGGAGCCTGCCGCATCTGGTCTTACCGTGATCGGTGGCAAAAATAAACAGGGTAAATCTAGCGTCCTGGACGCCATCGCCTGGGTACTCGGCGGCAACAAATATCGCCCATCCCAGGCCGAGCGTGAAGGCTCAGCCATTCCGCCTCACTTGCGTCTGACTCTCTCCAACGGCCTGATCGTGGAACGGAAGGGCAAAAACAGCGACCTCAAGGTCATTGACCCGAACGGCCAAAAGGCTGGTCAACAGCTGCTGGACAGCTTCGTTGAGGAGTTGGCGATTGATCTTCCAAAATTCCTCAACTCCACGAGCAAAGAGAAGGCCAATACCTTGCTCCGCATCATCGGCGTGGGCAACAAGCTTGTGGAGCTTGAGACTAAGGAACTGGAAGTGTTCAATCGCCGGCATGCTATCGGGCAGATTGCGGACCAAAAGGCCAAGTTTGCCAAGGAACAACCGTACTTTACGGATGCACCGAAGGAGCTGATATCCGCGTCGGACATGATCCGCCAGCAACAGGACATTCTTGCCCGTAACGGCGAGAATCAGCGGAAGCGACAGCACGCTGCGCAAATTGAGAGCCAACTGGCCCATCAGGCCAAAGAGGTTGAGCGCCTGACGGACCTACTTAATGAAGCCTCCCGAAAATACGATCTGCTCGAATCGGACTTGAAGATTGCCCGAACCGATGCTCTGGATCTGCTGGATGGATCGACCGCAGAACTGGAGACCAATATCCAGCAGATCGACGAGATCAACCGGATGGTACGAGCCAATCTCGACAAGGACAAGGCTGAGACAGATGCCAGCGAATATCGCCAGCAATACGATGCGATGACAACTGAGGTTAACGCAATCCGCCAAGCAAAGACGGACCTCCTTACCAATGCGGATCTGCCGCTACCGGGTCTGTCAGTCGATCAGGGCGAGCTGCTGTACAACGGTCAGCGATGGGACAACATGAGCGGCGCGGAGCAGCTGCGGGTCGCAACGGCCATTGTGCGACGCCTAAAACCAAACTGCGGCTTCATCTTGTTGGACAAGCTCGAACAAATGGACTTGGAGACGCTGCAGGAGTTTGGCGAGTGGTTGGAGCAAGAGGGGCTGCAGGCCATCGCTACCCGAGTCAGCACAGGTGATGAATGTTCGATTCTTATCGAAGACGGCTATGTGGTCGGTGAGTCAGAGCCAGTGGAATCCACGGTGACAACCGCGACGGAACCGAGAACATGGAAAGCAGGTGAGTTCTGATGGAAATCATCAGCGGAAAGGTCCAGAAGGCTAAAAAGGGTGTTATGTATGGTCCCGAAGGTATTGGTAAATCGACTCTCGCCGCGCAGTGTCCGCGACCAATTTTTATAGATACAGAAGGTTCGACGACCGAAATGGATGTTGATCGCCTTCCGAAGCCGTCCAGTTGGGAAATGCTCAAGCAGCAAATTCAATGGGTCAAGCAGCAGGGCCCTTCCCGGTTCGGCACGCTCATTATTGATACTATCGACTGGGCCGAAATGCTTTGCGTGGAAAGCGTCTGTGCGGCGCATGCGAAAAAAGGGGTCGAGGATTTTGGCTACGGAAAAGGCTATATCTTTGTGGCCGAGGAAATGGGCCGCTTCCTCAATCTTCTGAGTGACGTTGTCGAGGCTGGTATTCATGTCATGCTGACGGCCCACTCCCAAATCATCAAATTTGAACAGCCCGACGAAATGGGTGCCTATGACCGCTACCAACTCAAGTTGGGACCGAAGACGGGTTCTAAGACGGCTGCGCTGGTGAAGGAATGGGCCGATATGGTTCTGTTCATCAACTATAAGACTTTCTCGGTCGCTACTGATGACAAGGGCAAAAAGCACAAAGGGCAGGGCGGTACTCGTACCGTGTACGCCACACATCATCCGGCGTGGGATGCGAAAAACCGTCACGGTCTACCGGACGAGTTCCCTCTCGATTACTCCTATATCGCTCATATCTTCCAGCCTAGCCCTGGACAGCAACCGGCAGCAACACAGCCGATGATGCAACAGCAGATGCAGCAACAAGCTCCACAGCAAGTAGCTCCACCAGTTCAGCAGACGCCTGCACCGGCTACAGCTCCACAACAGCAGGCGCCGCAGCAGGCTTCCGCCGAACAGCTTGATCCAGGCATTCCGCAGTCTCTACGCGATCTGATGACGCAGGATCAAGTATCTGAAGGCGAGGTACGGCTCGTGGTCAGCCAAAAAGGCTACTACCCGGCTGATACACCAATTGTCAATTACGATCCCGGATTTATTGCTGGAGTCCTTGTCGGAGCCTGGCCACAAGTTGTTGGACTGATTCAAACCAACCGAAACAACGCACCGTTTTAAACCAAATTTTAGGAGGACTCATCTATGTCTAATTATAACCAACAGCAAGAACGTGAATTTAACTGGGACGATACAATCACAAAGGATGGTACGGATTTCGTCGTGCTGCCGGATGGTGATTACTCGTTCACTGTTACCAAGTTTGACCGCGCCCGGTTTGCTGGCTCTGCTAAGATGCCGGCCTGCAATCAAGCAAAACTGGAATTGACCGTTCATTCCCCGGTACATGGCGATGTAGTCGTTTTCCATAACTTGTTCTTGCACTCCAAAACCGAGGGATTAATCTCCAATTTCTTCTCAGGCATCGGACTCAAGAAGAAAGGCGAGCCGCTGCAAATGAATTGGAATGCTATTATCGGGCGGACAGGCAAGCTGAAGCTTGAGATCAACCGCTTCACCGGCAAGGACGGAGCCGAGAGAACGAATAACCAGGTCAAATCCTTCTACGCTTATGATGACATTGCTCCTCAAGGGCAGCAACAGCAACAGCAACAGCAACAGCAGCAGTACCAGCAACCAGGGCAACAACAGCAACAAGCCCCGTTCCCTGGAGCAGGACAGCAGCAGGGTGGCGGCTGGGCTCCCGGCCAGTTTTAGGGGGTAGCTATGGAACTTAGACCCTATCAGCAGGAGGCCCGGGAGTCCATTCAACTGGAATGGAAAAAGGGAGTCAAGCGAACGCTGCTTGTTCTCCCGACCGGCTGCGGCAAGACGATTGTATTTTCAAAGGTAATAGAGGACCGGGTAAGGCTGGGCGAGCGTTTGCTCGTCCTTGCCCACCGCTCGGAGCTGCTTGATCAGGCATCAGACAAGCTGGAGCGCTCAACCGGGCTTAAAACCGCAACGGAGAAAGCGGAACAGACGTCTCTTGGCAGTTGGTACCGCGTCGTTGTGGGAAGCGTGCAGACACTGCAGCGACCAAAGCGGATGGAACAGTTTTCGCCGGACCATTTTGACACGATCATCATCGACGAGGCACATCACTGTATCTCAGATGGCTATCAGCGCGTGTTGCAGTATTTCGGATCAGCCAACGTACTGGGCGTAACTGCCACTCCGGACCGTGGCGATATGCGCAACCTTGGCAGCTATTTTGAAAGCCTGGCTTACGAGTACACGCTGCCGAAAGCAATTAAGGCCGGATTCCTCAGCCCGATCAAAGCTATGACTATTCCTTTACAGCTTGACCTGACAGCCGTCGGGCATCAGGCCGGAGACTTTAAAACTAGCGATTTGGGAACGGCGCTTGATCCATACCTCGAATCAATCGCAGCTGAAATGTGGAAAGTCGCCAAAGACCGCAAGATCGTCGTATTCCTCCCCCTCGTTAAGACCAGTCAAAAATTCACCGACATCCTCAATCAAATCGGTTTCCGCGCCGCTGAAGTCAACGGCGAATCTCAAGACCGCGCTGAAATATTAGAAGATTTCGACAAAGGGAAATACAACGTGCTTTGCAATAGCATGCTGCTGACGGAGGGCTGGGATTGTCCAAGCGTCGATTGCGTCGTCGTGCTGCGACCGACAAAGGTCCGTAGCTTGTATAGCCAGATGGTCGGGCGTGGTACCCGGCTGCATCCCGGCAAAACGGACTTGCTGCTGCTGGACTTCCTTTGGCACACAGAGCGGCATGAGCTTTGTCATCCTGCCCATTTGATCGCGGAGAGCGAAGAGATTGCCCAGGCGATGACCAAGCAGATTGAAGAGGCAGGCATAGCGCTGGATCTCGAAGCCGTGGAGAAGCAGGCGACCGAGGATGTGGTCGCGCAGCGTGAAGAGGCGCTGGCCAAACAGCTCGGGGAAATGAAACGACGTAAACGGGCATTAGTCGATCCGTTGCAATTTGAGATGAGTATCCAAGCGGAGGACCTGTCCAGCTATACCCCCGCTTTCGGCTGGGAGATGCAGCCGCCGAGCTCACAGCAGGTTCAGTCACTCGAAAAGCTCGGTATCATGCCGGATGAAATCGACAATGCTGGCAAGGCATCGCTGCTGCTGGAACGTTTGGACAAGCGCCAGGCCGAGGGATTGACTACGCCGAAGCAGATCCGCTTCCTGGAACAGCGCGGCTTCGACCATGTCGGAACGTGGACATTTAATGAAGCAAAAAGTTTGATCGACCGGATTGCTGCCAATGGTTGGCGTGTGCCTGCCGGCATTGATCCGAAAACTTATCGCGGAGAGTGAAGCGGCAAAGCTGGCGGCGATTAACTGTTAGCTCAGGTGAGCTGCCACCATCTTGGCAGGGCAGGAAAACAAAAAGAGCCCAAGGCTTGCGCCCCAGACTCTCTTTGACCGATGCTTTCGGATTATGACCAGATTGTACCAATTAAGCTGTGAGGCGTCAATATATTTCAAGTCTTAGCCCCCAAGGGCAGAAAGGAGAGATCCATGCAGCAGCTCCAGCTTTTCGAAATGCCCCCGGACTTTCGGCTACACAAGAAATTCCGCGACGGCATCTTCCGCACAAAGGCAGAGCTGAGAGGAGAACACCAGCGGAATGGTAGGGATCGAATCGTCCACGTCCTCTCCTTCGGCGGCGGTACGCAGTCGGCGCACTTACTGGAGCAGCATTTCAGGGGTGAGGTCGATTACGACTACATTGTCTTTGCTGACACTGGCGCAGAGCCGCAGTTTATCCACGACCAGGTTGCCTGGTGGCAGCAGCGGCAGCGAGACTGCGGCAACACTACTCCATTCCTTGTTACACACCATAGCGGCATGCCAGGCGGCTTGGAGGAGATGCTAATGCGCTACATCCTCACGGACTATCAGCGGTTCCAGATGCCAGTTTACTGCAGCAGCGTCAACCCGGAGACGGGTGAGGTCAAACCAGCCGGAATGCTGCCACGCCAATGCACGGTGGATTTCAAAATAGTTCCGGTGAAGCAGGCTGTTCGGCGGAAAATCATGGATCAGGCTGGCTTGGGATACCGGCAGCGGTTTCCGCAGGACGTAGGCATCATTATCGATATAGGCTTTTCCTACGACGAGATCCGCCGGATCAGCATGTGGCAATCCCCGCAATACGATTACGTTTACCTCTCTTATCCACTGGTTGAAAGCAACGAGTCAACCGCCGACAGTATCGCATTTTTAGTGGAAAACGACTTTCCGACACGCCGATCACGTTGCTACCTCTGCCCCTTCAATTGCGATGGCTCCCGCGACATTGGTATGGACTGGGATGAAATCATCCAAACCGAGCCTATTTCCTTTCTTAAGGCCTGCTGGTTCGATGGGCAGCTTCGGGCAGTGCAGCGAACCGGGACCAAGATCATGAGGAGCATTCCGTACCTGCATTACAGCCGGAGGCCGCTAGCAGAGGTTTACGAGGCCGAGTATCAGCAGCTGGCAGAAAGCCACGGCTGCGGCCTGGAGGCCTGGAGGGTGGATTGGGAGTCGCGGATCATAAGGGATTATGTTCAAGCCATATAGCCCCCAGGGGCACAACACAGGGAGGCTACGGCCAATCCCGATATCAGACAGTCACGATGGCCCGAAAGGGTGGACGGTATCGGTATCGCTACTTGAAGAGATCGAGGCGAGCGTGAGGCGAGCGTGGAGTGGCCCACCAGTATGGAGGTTGTGGAGCAGACGATCTTGGCTCTGTGCAAGCGAGGTTACGCAAGACTGGACGGATAGTTTAGAGACTCCAGTCTCCCAAGGAGGGGAAACAGATGGAACGCCAGTACAAAGTTGAAATTGAAGGAGAAACACGGTGCTTCCGGCACGTTGATGAAGCGATTGACCACATAGAAGACAAAACGGCTTTTGAAGTCGATTCGGTGGCTTTGCGAGTCGATTTGAAAGCCTTGAATAAGGGGCAAAACTTAAGCCTGCGCGACGATTGCACTATTACACGGGTGGCCTAGAGGGGCCTCCCAAGGAGGGATAGCGGATGGAAATGTATTGTGAACGTTGTGACGTGCCAAACGAATTGGACGCTTGGGACGGCGAAAAGAAAGATGAAGGCGTAAAAATCAAATGCCCTAATTGTAAAGCTGAACATTTTCTGTACCGTAGGTTTAACGGTGACTTGTTTGTTTACCTGAACCCTGTGGAGGAGGCCACCCATGACTAAACGTGAGCTGCTAGATGCCATCAAGGACATGCCAGATGACTGCGAGATTGTCCGGAGCGACGGTACCAACTGGCTGACACCAACTGTCGTCGATTGCGACAACGTATGTATCTACTTAGAGGATGAGGAGGTGTGGCGCCGATGAGTAAGCCGAAGAAACAAACACTTGAAGTGCAGGCAATGCTTGCGCTGGAACGTCTGCGGAATGAGCTGGATAAGCCGGAAGGATTCAGCGAGTACGCCCAGTTCTGCGAAGAAGCTTTACAGACACTCATCCCGTGCCTGAATGAAAAGGGGTTGGAATATCTACGGGTTAAAGCACTGACAAATTGCCAACTGCCGGAGGGATCAGACCATGAGTGACGAACAGCCTGCAACTTGCCCCGGATGCGGTTGGCATATGGTTCCGCAGTGTTCTGGCACTCCGGAAGATTCTGGCTGGGACGAGTGCCGTAACCCCGATTGCGACTATGAGGAGGAACAGACTTGAGTAACGAACAGCAGCCCAAGCCCATGACGGCGGAGCAGATGGATGTGATACGGCAGGCGCTGGATGCGGCTACTCAGCAGCCCATCACGGCAGAGCAGATGGCGGAGTATGCCGCGGATGCTATCCAAGGCCAGGAGAGGATCGTTGATGGAGATTTTCACCGCCGTCTGACCCGATCCCTCCTAGCCGAGGTACAGCGGCTTAAAGATGAGTCAGCAGAGCTTGGAGCAGAGTTGATCTACCAGCGGGCGGACAACTATCGCCTACAGGCCGAGAACGATCAGCTCCGTTTTGAAGTCAAAGCTACGGAGGAGCACTGGCAAGGCGAGTATGACCGATGCAAGGCAACTCTAGTTGAAACAATCAGCAAGGTTGACCACCTACAAGCCGAGGTACAGCACTGGAAGGATGAGTCGGAGAAATGGCGCATCGATGCATTTAAACAACATCCAACCCAAGACGCTTACGATGCTGTCTGCAAGGCTCTGAATAAGCACAAGGAACGAACAGATCGCCTAAAACAGGAACGGGATGAGCTACAAAAAGTGTTGGAGTTTTACGGTGACGAGGCTGCATGGGACGGTGACAAAGACGATTTCTTTTCAGTCGGCATTGGATTCACGGACCGAGGTCAACGCGCCCGTTCCATCCTTGAAAAACTGAAAGGAGATAGAACCGAATGAGGGAGTACAAGTATCGTGGACGCCGGATCGACAACGGCGAGTGGGTGTACGGCAGCCTGATCGCACCGGATAAAATCGTTGGTCCTATCGTGGAATGGGACGAGGATTATTTTTGCACCGAGTTTTGGCTCAAGGTCGATCCAGCAACAGTAGGCCAGTATGTTGGCCTCAAGGACAAGGCGGAAATTGAGATTTACGAGGGGGATATATCGGAAGAGCTTGATTTTAAACATGGAGCGTGTTTTCCGGTACAACCCAAAAAGAAAGTCATTGTTCAATATGTTGATTCAAAAGCATCCTTTAATTTGACAGCGGGCATTGATTACACAACTGGACTATATAAAGGCGTGATCATCGGCAACATCCACCAGCACCCCCATCTGCTCAAGGAGGGAGAGGGATGAAGCAAGAAAGAATTGACTTGCTTCACAAACTCTTTCCATCCAAATACCAGTTTGACTCAGAAACGAATGAAATCAGAAGTAATTTTACTGGTAACGTTATGAGAACTCGACGCGATAGAGGATATGAAATCATTAGTTTTAGCTTAAATTCCAAGAAATTCATATACGGAGTTCATGAGATTGTTGCCTACTTTGGCGGCATTAATATTCTGGACACAACTGTAAATCACATTGACGGAAATAAGCAGAACAACAACATTACTAACCTTGAGGCTATGAGTCGAGAGGAAAATGGGAGGCATGCACATCGCATCGGCTTGAAGAAGTACAAACTCAGTAAAGAAGACGTTGTTGATCTCCGCAGGTGGTATGCAACAGGAACGGTGACTCAGCTGCAAATCGGAAAGAGGTACGGACTAACCCCCAGCGTTGTAAGCAGGATAATCCGAAAGGTGGCGTGGGCGCATGTCGATTGATTTGAGAACGATGCCTGCTGGGCCGGAGTTGGACATGGAGTTGGCGAAGGCGATGGGAAGGGAAATTGATCACGAAAACTGGAGACGTCCGATGATGGTCGAAGACGGGGACGGAATCTTTCCGCAGCCTATTCCTGCTTACTCCACCACCTGGGCCGGAGCAGGTCAGGTTATAGAGGAGATGCAGCGTCGAGGATGGGATTACATCCTACAATCTCTGGATGACGGAGGGCATGGAGTACGTTTCGACAAATGGAACGTAACGCAAAATCGATTCACCGCTACAGCTAGGGCAGAGTCCGACTCAGCTCCCCACGCAATAACGGTCGCAGCTATATTGGCGCTTAGATCAGAGGCAGAGCATGGAGGGTAACCCATTCTTCCGGGGGCTTTGCATCGGTCTAGGATGTGCTGTTATCTGCTGGATTGGAATATATGGACTATTGATAGGGTGGTAGACGATGGATCATAAAATGGATCTAATTGCGTTGCTTCATTATATAGACCCGGCTTACCTATCCTATCAGGAATGGGTTAACGTCGGGATGGCCCTTAAATACGAGGGCTACACCGCCAGCGAGTGGGACGAGTGGAGCCGACGCGATTCGGGCCGATACAAGCCCGGCGAGTGCTTCCGGAAGTGGACGTCGTTCGAGGGGACCGGTACGACCGGCGCCACGATTACGCAGATGGCCAAGGACGGCGGTTGGGTGCCGCGCTCTGGCCGCGAGGATCGGGAGCTGGACTGGGACGATGAGATTGACGGCGATTACGTCGTTATTGATCGCAATTGGATCGAAGGTAAGGAGATCCAGCATCCCACGACCTGGAACCCGGTTCAGCAGCTTACCACATATCTACAGACACTGTTCGAGGCTTCCGAAAATGTTGGTTATGTCATGGATGCCTGGGCGAACGATGATGGCAAGTATCTGCCCACAAAGGGCGCTTGGGATCGGACGGCAGGCGAGCTGATTCAAGCGCTCAACCGTTGCGAGGGCGACATTTGCGCTGTTATGGGAGACTACAAGCCAGAAGCCGGCGCGTGGATCCGATTTAACCCGCTCAACGGTGACGGCGTGAAAAATGAGAACGTCACCGAGTACCGGTATGCACTCGTGGAAAGCGACACGATGGAAGTTGAGAAGCAGAATGCCATTATGCGTGAGCTGGAGCTGCCGATCGCTGTCCTGGTATACAGCGGCGGGAAAAGCCTGCACGCCATCGTCCGGGTGGACGCGGCTAACTATGATGAGTACCGCAAACGGGTGGACTATTTATATGAAGTCTGCAAACGGAACGGACTCAACATTGACAAGCAAAATCGTAACCCATCGCGGCTGTCGCGGATGCCGGGCGTCGAGCGGAACGGCAAGAAACAATTCATCGTGGATACCAACATTGGCCGGGCGAGCTGGGCCGAGTGGCATGAATGGATTGAGGGCGTGAACGACGACCTACCGGACCCGGAAGGACTGGCGGACTTTTGGGATAACATGCCGGTGCTGGCGCCTCCTCTCATTCACGGCGTGCTGCGGCAAGGTCACAAAATGCTCATAGCTGGGCCGAGTAAAGCAGGCAAGTCGTTTGCATTAATAGAGCTCTCTATAGCCTTTGCAGAGGGTGCCAATTGGCTCAACTGGGCCTGCGCAAAAGGCAAAGTACTATACGTCAATCTGGAGCTTGACCGGGCCAGTTGCTTGCATCGCTTCAAGGATGTATACATGGCACTCGGGTTGCCACCGCGAAATCTCGGCAATATCGACATCTGGAATCTACGGGGCAAAACAGTCCCGATGGATAAGCTGGCACCGAAGCTAATCCGGCGCGCTGCCAAGAAAAATTACATTGCTGTCATCATTGATCCTATCTATAAAGTGTTGACTGGCGACGAGAATAGCGCCGATCAGATGGCACACTTCACGAACCAATTCGACAAGATCGCAACGGAGCTCGGTGCTGGCGTCATCTACTGTCACCATCACTCGAAGGGTTCCCAAGGCGGTAAAAAGTCGATGGATCGGGCCAGCGGCAGCGGTGTATTCGCTCGAGATCCAGACGCCCTGATCGATTTGGTAGAGCTTGATATAACGGAAGCTTTATTGAAGCAAGAGGAGAACAAAGCCACTTGCGCGGTCTATCAACGGTATTTTGAGCAGCACAATCCGCAGTATCTGGCTCAGTCTGTTTCCCAAGACGATCTGCTCAGCTCCACTCAAATGGAAGATCATGCCCGTCGCGCCATCTATGACACGGAGCAGGCTGCTGCAAAAGCTGAGATCGAGCGCGTACTGAAGGCTGTTCGAATCCGATCGGCCTGGCGCGTGGAAGGCACGCTGCGGGAGTATCCAAAGTTTGCTCCCGTTAACATGTGGTTCCAGTATCCGGTCCACCGTGTTGATCAGTCGGGCAGCCTCAAGGATATTGATCCAGAAGGAGAGGCGCAAGCCCCTTGGCAGAAGGCGACGGGGAAACGTAAGGAGCAGGCGAATAAGGAGCGTCGGAGTAAGGCGGAAGAGTTCGAGGAAGTCGTCAGCAACTGCAATTTCGGGGAGCCGCCTACAACAAAAAATGTCGTGGAATGGTACGCTTCAACCGGAAAAGAGGTTGCTGAGCGAACTGTCCGTGAATGGGTCAAAAAGTTCGGATATATGTTCGACAAGAACAATGGCAACATCATCATCAAAATCGACGGCGACGACCATTAAAACCGCCTCCGCAATAGATATGCCGAACGGCGGCGGCAATCATGTTTATATGATGGATGCCGCATGGTGGAACGTCATTCTTTATGATTGCCGCCGCTCGGTGAAACTACGGCGGATTTACTATACGTCATGGTCACCGCCGCCGAGCAGCGGCAATCACTATATATAAATATATAAGGATAGGGAGTGGCGTGTCGCAAGCGCCACTCCCCCTCCCCTACATTTATCTACGCGGGCGAAAATTAAAAAAAGTAAAAATTTGGGAAGTGATAGAGTGCCGACAGAATTCTTCATGCCAATGAAAAATCCCCCGACTGTCACGCACCAGCAGAAGCAGGTTAGGGTCTTGAACGATAAGCCGGTCTTCTACGAGCCGGACGAACTCAAGGCGGCTCGGGCGAAGCTGATGGCTCACCTTGGGCAGCATGTGCCGGAGCGAGCATACACGAAGCCGGTGCGCCTGTATGTGAAATGGTGCTACCCGGTGAAAGGGAACTATACCGACGGCCAGTACAAGCATACGAAACCGGATTTGGATAACATCCAGAAGCTGCTGCAGGACGTCATGACGGATCTGAATTTTTGGAAAGATGACGCTCAGGTGGTTAGCCTGATCGCTGAAAAGTTCTGGGCGCAGTTGCCGGGCATCTATATCCGCATCGAGGAGCTGGGCTGATGGACTACAACGCATTCTTCGCGGACGTGACTGGCTGGATTCAGTACGCCAATCAGCAAGCCCTTCGGCTCGGTCTCCAAAGCGCAGACTTCTGGGCATGGGTGGCAGATTCGACGGGCGCCATGTGTCGCCATTACCAGGACCACCCGCTCGTCATCAAGCAGATGGTCATGCTGGCCGAGTGGCTGGAAGAAGCCTATGACGCCAGACTTTAGAAAGGCAAGCCGCGCACAGCTATACGTCATTCTTTGCGACGACATGGCTAACTCGGTGGACAAGCACCAGGCGGCAGAGGAGATTTATCGCCGACGGAAGCTGCCTGGTGGTCGGGTGGAATACAAAAAGCAAGTGAGGTACCCAAAATAGATACCCCAGGGAGGGAACGGGATGACTGAACAACAGGCAATAGAGCTATTAACGAGCTACAGAGCCAAGCAGGCCCGCATTAAGGCGTTGGACGCCCATAGCGTTGGTGCAGGCATTACAATCAGCAGACTATGCGAGGACGATCAGCTGCAGCAGCTACATCAGCGGTTGCGAGGGCTACCGAGCTATATGTATCTGACTACGCGGGAGCTACGGCTTGAGGCAACGGCACACGCGTACTTGGAGCGATACCCGGTAGGCACACGTTCGCAGCTGGCAGCGGTGCCAACGGGAGTGGCTGACCCGGAGGATGATCAGTTGCTGCTGGAGCTACGTGGGAAGATCAAACGGGTCATCGAGGCACGCGGGGCAGGAACGCATGACTTGGATGCGCTGCTGGAGCGACTAGCGGAGGCGCAGGACCTGCAAGAGGAATTGCGTCAATGCGACGCAGCCCTCGAAGCTCTCGCGTCGTACAAGCCTGATTATGCGCGTCTGCTGCGGTTGCGGTATGTCGAGGATTCGACTATCGAGAAGGTTGCCGAGAAGCTACAAGTTTCCAGGAGGACATATGAGCGCCTTCGCCCCAGAGCAGTAGCCGAATTTGTAAGGTTATCGGGCTAGTGGCGGAAAGTTGGCGGAACAATGGCGGAACAATGGCGGCAAAAGCCCTGTCAACCCGTGCTAAAATGATATTGTGCCACAAAAGTAATAGGCGGGGTGATGTCTTATGATTTAGACAAAACCCATGTGTAGAGGCAAGCCGTCCACCCCATATGGACGGCTATTTTTATGTCAACGGAGGGATTTTCGATATGAACGAGCAGATTGAAAACAATTTCCGCTACCACGCACCAAAAGAGGGCCAGCCGGCCAAGTACGAAGAACTGAGAAGTAACGCAAAAGAGCTGGCGTATCTGATCGATGGGCTTTGTCCGAACAGCCGAGAAAAGGCGCTGGCCATGACTAACCTGGAGCAAGCGGTCATGTGGGCCAATGCAGCTATAGCACGTAACGAGTAGCGCCTCCGGGCGCTTTTTGCTTTTTTATCGCGAGGAGGAAGGGGACATGAGACTAGGAGACAGCGCCAAGCTGTTTGTAAGCAATCACGCGCATGAGCAGTATCAGATCCGCGTCGGCGAGCAACTGAGTTGGCTACAGCTCAACCGAGTGATAAGGCGCTATCAGCGAGAGGGCCTTACCGGATACATGGACGGCAATTACATCGAGATCAACCGGGTATGGTGGGCATACAGGCCCGTGCGACAGGGGATTCTGCTGGTTACCTGCTACGGCAAAACGACGATGCACCTGCCAGCAGCGCTCAAGTGGGCAGTACGGCACAACGACTTGATTGATCTTAATCACATGGCATATTGAGCAAAACAACTCAAAATTTCGGGGGTGGTGAGCGTGTAGATGACTGAAACGTCTAAAATCGCCGCGCGGGATTATGCCGCCGGCATGAAATATAAAGATATTGCTGCCAAGCACGGCGTATCGCTTAACACGGTCAAGTCTTGGAAGAAGCGCCATGGCTGGGAGCGGAAAAAGGGTGCACCCGTTCAAGAAGAGGTGCACCCAAGAAAACGAGGTGCGCCAAAGGGCAACAAGCACGCTGTCGGCAACAGCGGCGGCGCTCCCGCCCGGAACAAGAACGCCGTCTCGCATGGCTTCTTCCAAAAGTTCCTCCCTCCTGAATCGCTGGAGATCATGGAGGAGCTGCAGACTCGGGCGCCGATCGACATTCTCTGGGACAACATCATGATCCAGTACACCGCCATCATTCGGGCGCAACGGATTATGTATGTTGTTGATCGAGATGACAAGACAATTGAGCGTGTCGAGGAAAAAGGGGGCGTATCCTACGGGGAGAAATGGGAAGTCCAGCATGCTTGGGATAAGCAAGCGACGTTCTTACAGGCTCAGAGCCGAGCCATGGCTACGCTACAGAATCTGATCAAGCAATACGAGGAGATGTGCCGCGTCGGAATGGCCGATGAGGAGCAGCAGCTACGCCTGGATAAACTCAAGGGCGAGGTTGCCGCGATAAACGCGCAGGCTCAGCAAGAGCAAGTCGTATTTGTGGATGATGTCCATGAGTAAGCGGGTGAGCTTGCAGGCGATCATCGGCAAAGGGTATGCGGAGTTCTGGCGCTTCCGGGGTCGGTACCGCGTTGTAAAGGGCGGTCGCGGTAGTAAAAAGAGTGTCACGGCGGCGCTGTCACTCATTCATGGCATGATGAAAATGCCTCTTGCCAATACGCTTGTTGTCCGCAAGACATTCAACACGCACAAGGACAGCACCTGGGCTCAGCTCAAATGGGCGGCAAATCAGCTAGGCGTAGGGAAGCTATGGCAATTCAAGAAAAGCCCGCTGGAGGCAATCTACAAGCCCACAGGACAAAAAATCCTGTTCCGTGGCCTGGACGATCCGATGTCGATTACGTCGATAACGGTTGATACGGGCTATTTGTGCTGGGCATGGTTCGAGGAAGCCTATCAGATCCTCAACGAGGACGACTTTGACAAAGTGGACATGTCGATCCGCGGTGAGCTGCCGGAGGGTTATTACAAGCAGCTGACAATCACGTTTAACCCGTGGAACGAAGCCCATTGGTTGAAGCGCCGCTTCTTCGACGTTAAGGATCCGAATATCTTGGCGATCACGACGAACTACCGGAACAACGAGTTCCTGGGTGACGATGATCGCGCTTTGTTCGCGTGGATGAAGAAACACAAGCCCAAGCGGCACCGCGTCGAAGGCGATGGGGATTGGGGTATCGCGGAAGGTGCCGTGTATGAAAATTGGAGCGAAGAGGAATTTGACTGGACGGCCATCGCCAAGCAGGCCGGATACAAAGCCATCTTCGGGCTAGACTTCGGCTATACGAACGATCCGTCGGGTTTTGTGGCCGCGCTTATCAATGTGGCAGCGAAGAAGTTGTATATCTTCGACGAGCATTACGAGCACGGCATGCGCAACGAGGACATAGCCGAGATGATCAAGAGCAAGGGATATGCGAAGGAGCGCATCGTCGCAGATTCCAGCGAGCCGAAGTCCATCGACGAGATCCGCCGCAAAGGCATCGACCGGATCCGTGGCGCGGAGAAAGGCCCGGACAGCGTGAAGGTGGGCATTCAATTCCTTCAAGGATTCGAGTTCATCGTCCACAAGCACCGCTGCCCGAATACGAGCGTGGAGCTTTCCAGTTACGTATGGGAAAAAAACAAGGCCGGGAAATTTTTAAACCAGCCAATCGACGACTTCAATCACATTTTGGATGCGCTGCGGTATGCAGCGGAGCAGATCCGCCGCGGCGGAAACGCATCCTTCACATAAGCGAGGTGAGACAATGACGGATATGAAAACCATCACGGAGATTATCGAGTCAGCCGCACCGATGACGCTGCAGCAGATCATCGAGCAGGAGATTTCGGACTGGCGCCGCTCCGTGCAACGCAGGGATATGCTGGACGGTCAGCGGTACTACCGCATGAAGCATGACATCCTCCTGCGAAACCGCACTATTATCGGCGAGGGCGGCAGGCAAGTGGCTGCGGCTAACATGGCCGACAACAAGCTCGTTCACGGATATGTCCGCAAGCTCGTTGACCAAAAGGCCAACTATCTTCTGGGCAAGCAGCCCTCGCTGCAGACGGACAACGATGCTTACGCCGAGCAGCTGACGGACGTCATCGGCAAGGAGTTCTGGCGGCTCCTGAAAAACTTGGGTAAAGATGCGGTTATCAACGGTAAAGCTTGGCTGCAGGTTTACTACGATGATACCGGGCGGTTGTCGTTTAAACGGATCCCGGCGCAGGAGGTTATCCCGCTCTGGCGTGACGCCGCGCACACCGAGCTCGACGCGCTCATCCGCGTGTACGAGGTGGACTACTACGAGGGCAGGACTAAACACGTCGTATCCAAAGTGGAGTATTGGGACTCGAAGGGCGTTCAGCATTTCACAATGGATGGCCCTGGGCGCGCCGGGCTCGTACCGGATACCGACGCGCCGAGAGCGCATTTCGCTGTTGTCGACGGAGATGGTGCGGAGAGCGGCCTGAACTGGGAGCGAATCCCGTGGATCTGTTTTAAGTACAACGACGACGAGCTGCCGCTGATCGTCATGATCCGCTCGCTCATTGACGACTACGACCGCAAGCGCTCGGACAACAGCAACGTCATCGAGGACACGCCAAACAGCATCTACGTGCTGGACAACCTTGACGGGCAAGATATGGGAGAGTTCAGGCGTAACCTGTCGACCTACCGTGCAATCAAGCTAGCCGGCTCCAAGGATTATCCGGCATCGGTCACAACGCTGGAGACGAACCTGGACAGCGAAGCTTTTGAAAAGCACATGGATGCGCTCCGCAAGGCTATCTACGAGTTTGGACGTGGCGTAGACACACAATCGGACAAGCTCGGCAGCAGCCCGTCGGGAATTGCACTGCGGTTCCTCTTCGGCGACTTGGATCTCGACGCAAACGATATGGAGAACGAGTTCCAAGCGGCGTTCGAGCAGCTGCTGTGGTTCGTGGATCAGCACCTGGCAAACGTTACGGGAGCAGATTTCAGCGACGCGAACGTCGACCTGATTTTTAATCGCGACATCCCTATCAATGAGACTGAGGCAGTCACCAACGCTAAATCGAGCGCCGGTATCATATCCCAAGAAACCATCATCGCTAATCATCCATGGACAACGGATGTAAAAGACGAGATGCAGCGTCTGGAGGATGAAGCGGGCGCGGGCCTGGGTGCGGATCCATATACGCAACCGCCAACCGGGGGTGAACCGAATGCTCAGTAAGCAAGCAGCACGCCGGATTAACGGGCTGATCGAATCGATGTGCTCTCGGGTGGAAGCAAACGCTGGAATTATCACGGCTGATCAGGTGGAGCCGATTGCCCGCCTTGTCGATGCACTCGGCTTGGAGGAAGGCAGATTAACAGATGTGATTGGCTTCATAGCACCGGCAGAGGGGCCGGATGAAGAATGAAGCCGGCCAGCTATTGGGAGCATCGATCCGCCGAGGTATCCGAAGCGGCGTTTAAGAAAGCCGATGCCTATGAAAACGTCATGCTCCGCGAATACACACATGCGCTGGACCGCATCAAGGAACGGCTTGCCGCCTTTTATGGCCGCTATGCCACGAACGATGGAATCAGCCTAGCTGACGCCCGCAAGCAGCTAACCGGCAAAGAGCTAACCGCGCATCGGATGACGCTTGAGGAGTTTACGGCCAAGGCAAAAGCCAACACGGACGGGAAATGGACGCAGGAACTTAACCGCGCCTCGTTCAAAGCCCGCGTTTCCCGCTTGGAGGCGCTGGAGCTGCAAGTGCGGCAAGAAGTCGAGGTACTGGCTGGTAGCCGCCAGGCTGGCACAGGCAAGTTGCTGGGCGACATCTACGAGGATACGTATTACAAAACCGGATATGAGCTGCAGCGCGGGCTCGGCATCGGGATCAGCTTCGCCCGGATCAACAAGCCGGGACTTGAGACGGTACTCGGGACGGAGTTTGCTGGATCCAACTGGAGCAAGCGCATATGGGGCGATCGGGATAAGCTGATGCAGGAGCTACGGACTAAGATGTCGCAGGCATTCATCCGCGGGGAGCCGCTGGAGCGCCTGTCATCTGACGTTGCCAAACGCATGGACGTGTCGCTCTCCAATGCACGCCGACTCGTCCAAACGGAGAGCGCCTTTTTCGCGGGGCAGGCTACCATGGATGGCTACAAGAAAAGCAAAGTGATCAAAGCATACAAGATTGTGGCCACACTCGACCGTAGTACAAGTGACATCTGCCAGGACATGGACGGTCAGGTGTTCAACCTGGAGGATATGCGAGTTGGAGAAACGTATCCGCCGTTCCACTCCCACTGCCGCACGACGACGGTAGCGGAGTTCGATAACACCGGTATTACTGATCTGGGCAAGCGTCTTGCTCGTGACGATGACGGCAGCGTGTATAAGGTGCCGAGCACAATGAAGTATCCCGAGTGGGCCAAACGCCAAGGCATCGACATGGAGCCGACCGCCGGATCTACAGGCGTCGCCGTGCCGCCCATCGAATCAGGCCGAATTCAAAGTCGACTACCAACGATAGAGGACTTCGAGTCCGCCGGAGCGGTGGAGGAACCGGGCAGCGGCGTCAACCGCCGTTTCAACCCAAGGGCCACCTACTACGCCTATCTGCCTGATGTCGGCGAGGACGTTCTGGAGGAGCTTGCTGAGATCAACCGAGAGATTGCACGGACAGGCTATAAAGAGGCGCGTGAGACGCTTGTTGTCGTGGACCGGGAGTCGGGTAGTGAAATCTCTCGCCTCTCGGGCTCGGTTAACGCGGTCAAGTTCACCGCCGAGATGGACGCCGTGCTTAGAGCGGCACCACCACGGTCCGTCATCCTTACCCACAACCATCCAGGCGGAACGCGCGTTAACGTCATGGACTCCATCAATATGGGCGATTACCCGGCAATTAAAGTTGTCATGGCGGTTGGGCACAATGGAGGCGTCAGCTTTATCTCTGCTGGATCGTCAGCGGTTGACGGAGTCGCATTAAGGAGCCGATTACGGCAAATCTTCCTTGATGTAGAGGACCGCTTACGGAAAGATAAAAAGTATGCTACAATGTCAAAAACAGCGCAGCTCGAATACTTTGACTATCAGGTACTCTTGAGCCTTGCCGATGAAATGGGGTGGACTTATGGCGAAGACTTCTCGGCCACAAAATACGATCCGCGAATATAAGGACGTGCCGCTCAGCCCGGACTTTTCGTTGACTGGCGATGACTTTGTCGAGCATCTGATGAAGCAGTTACCACCAATTCCTGATCACCTGAAAACCAACGAACCGAATAAAAACGACTAGGCACTCCCGCTTAAACCGCGAGGGTGCTTTTTGTTTGCCCATAAACGGGCTGCGGCTGAGACTGCCGGAGCCCTATTCGCCGTTGCCTGCGGCGTAAAATAAGAGGCCATCACCGGACGCGACCGGGTAAACAAGCGAAGATGAAACGGAGGAACCGAACATGAACAAAGAGCAATTTATCGCATTGGGCCTTACCGATGATCTGGCGACGAAAGCCGCTGCGGCATCCGCTGACGAGCTGAAAAGCTTTGTTCCGAAGGCTCGGTTCGATGAGGTCAATGAAAGTAAAAAGCAGGCCGAGAAGGATCGGGATAAGATTTCGGGGCAGCTGGAAGACGTGAAGAAGTCCGCCGGCGACAACGAGGCACTTAAAAAGCAGATCGAAACACTCCAGGGCGAGAACAAAACCGCCAAGGAAGAATACGAGACGCAGGTCAAGGACATGCAGTTGGCGACAGCGATCAAGTTAGCTGTAACCGGACAAGCCCATGACCCGGACATTGTCGCAGGGTTGCTGGACAAATCGAAAATCCAACTGGACGATGCGGGCGGCGTGAAAGGCGGCCTGGACGATCAGCTGAAAGCCCTGCGCGAGAGCAAGGGCTTTTTGTTTGCGGATGCCAAGCCCGATATGCCGAAGTTCAGGGGAACCAAGCCTCCAGAAGGCGGAAATCCGAACAGTGGAGGCGGCGGAGATGTAAGTGCTGGCGCCAGCTTTGCGAAAGCGGCAAATGAAAGTGGCAAGGCCCCCGCTGCTGCGAATAACCCTTGGGCCTAAGAGAGGAGACGTGACAGCATGTACGTAAAAAGTGAATCGGTGAAGCAAGTAAACTTTCTGGCGAGTTCCAAGTTCACGAGTTTCACCTACCAGGTGAGCGACACGGCCGTGACGCCGGATGCCAAAGGTCGCAAGATCTTCCCGGCGGGAACCGTGTACCCGGCCAATGACGCGACGGCGATCGGCATTTTACTGAACGACATCGACGTGACAACCGGTCCACAGCCGGGGGCCGTTCTCGTCGATGCGTGGATTCTTGAAGCACGCTTACCGGTGGCTCCGGCCGCTGCGGCAAAGACGGCACTCGCCGGTAAGATCAAATTCAAAACGGTCGTATAAGACCCAGGGAGGAACGATAACATATGCCATCTGTTCTTGAACTATTTAATCAAAGTGAAGTCCTCAACTACTTGCAGAACCGAACCTATCCCGCTCATCTTGGTGAAACGCTGTTCCCCGAAGTGAAGCGTGAGTCACTGAAGTTTGATCAAATCAAGGGCGCGGGCCGAGTACCAGTCATCGCCTCGGTGCATGCCTTCGATACGGAGTCCGAGATCGGGTCGAGGGAAGCGAGCAAGCAGGCACTCGCGCTGGCGCTGATTAAGCGTAAGTTGCCCTTGAGAGAAGAAGACATCATTGCGCTAGAGAATCCACGCACGCCTGCTGAGCAGCAGTATCTCATGCGAGAGGTCTTTAACGATATTGATGTCCTGGGCGCAGGGGTTCGCGCTCGCGTGGAAGCCATGCGGATGGAAGCTCTGGCCAGCGGAGTGGTTACGCTGGACGAGAATAACCTTAGCGCGACCGTGAAGTACGGTGTACCGACAAACCATAAGGCGGTTCTTGCGGGCACAGACCTGTGGACTAACCCTGCCAGTGATCCTATTACTCATCTCCTGGATTGGTATTCGACACTCGGGACGAAGCCGAAGCGCGCCTTGACATCCAGTACTGTTTTGATGGCTCTCCTACGACATCCGAAAGTCATTGGAGCTTTGTTCGGTAATAACGCGGCGCGCGTGGCGACCCGTACGGATCTCAATGCCCTCCTGACTCAGTTGGAGCTGCCGACGCTTGCTGCCTATGACGATGTCTACCGCAAGCAGAAAGCCGATGGTTCCTATGAGCAGCTTCGTTACTTCCCTAGTAACAAAATTGTACTTATGCCTGACGGGCCGCTGGGTGAAACAATTTATGGGCCAACGGCTGAAGAGGTTCGTCTTTCAAGGGATCCGCAAATCGATGTTACCAAGGTCGGAAATGTGCTCGCCATGGTTTACGAGGACGGCAAAGATCCAGTAGCTACGTACACCAAAGCTGTCGCTACGGCGCTGCCAAGCTTCCCGGCTGCAGATGAAGTATTCCAGGCACAGGTCATTTAAGGAGGCGAACCCGGCATGAAAGTAAAAGTCAATGATATTCCGATCCAGTACAACGGCAAACGGTACATTGCCGGAGATGAGTTCGAGCTGACCGCTACGGAGCATGAGGGCATCGCCCCTCATGTCACCGTGCTCGAGGAAGACAAGTCGAAAAAAGCTGCCGACAAGAGCAATGCTTAATCCAGCAGAGATTCGGGAGCTGGCGAAAAAGCGGCTAGGTTTGGTGGATAGCACGCACGATGGGCTAATCGACCTGTATGTTGCAGAGGTGGCGCAGGGGATCAAAACCTTTTGCAACATCTCCGTGATACCGTTGGAGCTCGCTTATACTTGGGCGGCGATGGTGGGGGCTGCGGTGACAGCTGAGCAGTCCGCGCTGATCTACCCGAAGCCGGAAGCACCGGAAGCTTTTGAGACTACTATCGGGGATACGTCGGTTAAGCCGATCGCCCCGGTTGGCGTCCAGCCTCCGCCGCGACCGAACGTGACGGTGGTCGATTCTGTGCTGTTTGATTACGAGGCGCAGTTGGTGCGCTTCCGGCGTTTGAGGTGGTAGCCGTGATCGACTATTCCAAGCACCGCGAGGCAATCGAGCGGCTATATAACGACAGGGCAACCATCAGTCGAATGGGAGAGACAACCAAATCAAACGGAGCCAAACAGCAGGGGCTGGTCCAGGTTTATGTGGATCAGCCTTGTTTTTTGTCTTCTGGAGCTGCTTCGACGAACGCCCAGACGGATAATCAAAACGATATTCGCGCGAGCATGAAGCTGTTTGTCGCCCCTGAGATTGAGATCCAGCAGGGCGATGAGGTTGCAGTCCGGCGTTTCGGTGTGCCTGACAGGGTTTGGAAGTACAAAGCCGGAGAGCCGCTTCCGCCGTATCCAACGCACCAGGAAGTTGAGCTGCTGCGGGAGGACTACGCATGAGCCGCTTGAAGCCGATCGACTATTCCCAGCTTGACGCAGTCGTTGCTAATCTCGATGAAGCGTTGCGCCGTGGTGAGGTCGAGCAGCTTATGCAGGACTGCCTGCTGGAGATTGCATACCGGATTGAGGCACAGGCCAAGCTGCTTACGCCAGTTGACTCCGGGGAACTGCGGCGCAACTGGCGCGTCGGAGAGATAACTCAAGTCGGCAATGAATATCAGATCGAGATCGTCAACAACACCGAGTACGCCAGCTTTGTGGAGTTCGGACACCGGCACGGCGTCGATCTGACCAAATGGCGTGATGGTAAGTTTATGCTGCGTACAGCAGTAGAAACGGTGGAAGGGCAGCTGCAGGCGATTTTTGATAGACGAGTCGAGGAGCTGCATCGCCGACTATTTGGAGGCTGAGCCATGATAACCGTAAACGATGTAAAGGACGGCGTTGTCCGTGCACTGGTGGCGCGCTGGCCCGACTGGGCGGTCTATGACGAGCCGATCCAGCAGGGGCTGCAGGAGCCCTGCTTCCGCGTCCAACTACTTCCGGTTGGTCAGGCATCAGGCATCGGTCGTCGGCGCGTGCGCTCGCATAGTGTTGCCGTAGCTTACTTTGGCCACTCAGATGAGGACCGGCACTCTGTCGGTGCGGATCTGCTGGAGGCACTAGAGCGCATCGACACAGGTAGCGGGTTGGCGACGGGATCCGGGATGCAATATCAAATTGTTGATGATGTGCTGCAGATGTCGGTGCAATACAGCATCCATCTGATGCGAGCGGATGCCCAGCCGCAGCGCATGCAGAAATTGAAGGAGGAGATCAAGCTTGAAGAAAGTTGAAACGGAACAGATTCAAACCGAATCGCAGGGCGGCTACACCAAAGCACAGCTGCTGGAATCGCAGCGCTTTGCAGCTGACAGAGACGTGCTGACAGCACTCTTAGTCGAGGACCAGGTATATACGCTGGAAGCGGTCCAGCAGGATCTAGCCAGCTTTTATCAACGGGAGGTGCAAGCATAATGGCGGGAGGCACATGGACAACGCAGAATAAAGTGCGGCCAGGCGTCTATATCAATTTCGTATCCGCTCCATCGGTGCTGGGCCGCGCGGGAACGCGAGGTACGGCTGCCGTGGCGTTGGTGCTTGGATGGGGTACGCCGAAGACGCTACTTACTATTGAAGCTGGCGAGGATCCAACGTCCAAGTTAGGTTACGCGCTGACAGCACCGGAACTGCTGCTCGTGCGCGAAGGGCTCAAGCGGGCAAACAAGTTGCTTGTTTACCGGCTTAATGATGGAGTCAAGGCTTCCGCGACGATCGGCTCGCTCACGGCGACAGCCAAGCATTCCGGAATACGAGGCAACGACATCAGCGTGGTTGTCGCGTCCAGCGTGGACGTGCCGGGCTCTTTCGAGGTCAGCACAAGGCTGGCAGGCGTTGAGGTCAACAAACAAATCGTCGTCAACATTGCCGGACTTGTCGCCAATGATTGGGTGGTCTGGAGCGGCACGGGAACGTTGACTGCATCCGCTGGAACGCCGCTGGCCGGCGGAACGAATGGTACGACGACGAATGCCGATCATACCAACTTTATGGCCGCACTGGAGCTGGCCGACTTTAACACGGCAGCTTACTCGGGGACGGATGCAACGCTTAAAGGCGTGTATGCCGCATTCGCCCGCAGGCTCCGGGACGACGAGGGCAAAAAGATCCAAGTGGTGCTGGAAAACTATCCTACGGCAAACCATGAGGGCGTAATCAGCGTTAAAAACGGAGTTGTGCTGGCTGACGGAACGGCGCTGACGGCGGCGCAGGCTACGGTGTGGGTAGCAGCGGCGACCGCGGCGGCGGAAGTCACGGAGTCGCTTACCTACGATGCCTACGATGGCGCCGTTGACGTCAGTCCACGCTATACCAATACGCAGATCATTGCCGCGTTGCAGGCAGGTGAGATTGTGTTCACACCTGGGCCGGGGGTCGCCCGTATCGAGCAGGATATTAACACGCTCACAGGGTTCACGCCGACGAAAGGACGGGCCTTTTCGAAGAACCGTGTTATCCGCGTACTGGATGGTTTCGCCAACGACATTAAGGCAATTTTTGAAGCCTTCTATCTGGGCAAGGTCGGCAATAACGCTGACGGCCGTTCGCTGTTCAAAGGTGAGATCATCGCCTATGTGTCCGCGCAACAGGGCGCAGGAGCGGTCCAGAACTTTGACCCGCAGACGGACGTCACCGTGTCACCAGGCTCTGAGTCAGATAGCGTCTACGTGGAGCTGAATGTTCAGCCGGTTGACTCCGTCGAGAAAATCTACATGAAAGTGACGGTGAACTAAATGGGCTTTTTGAAATCCAATGATACGATCTCAGGCCAGGAAGGGCGGGCCTTTGCAACAATCAACGGTACAGTCGAGGAAATGTTCTATGTTAGATCCCTCGAGGCGACCGCTGAGAAGCAGAAAGCAGAGATTAAGACCCTGGGACGCCGAGGCACGCAGCACAAAGCTACCGGTTGGTCTGGCACGGGTACGATGACGATTTATTATGTCACGTCCCGATTCCGGCAGTTAATGTACGACTACATCAAGAACGGCAAAGACACATACTTCAGCATCCAGGTGACGAACGAGGATCCTTCCTCGTCGATTGGCGCGCAGACGGTTATCCTCCGCGGGGTAAACCTGGACAGCGTCATTATGGCTTCCCTTGATACAGAGGCAGAAGCGCTGGAAGAAGAAGTTTCCTTTACGTTTGATGATGTAGACATGACTGAACAATTTACTGCCCCGACGCTGGGCTAAGGAGGAAATAGTTTTGAATAAGAATATGGCATTTTTCATGAAGGGCAAGGCAAAGCAGGAGTTTATCGAAGAGGAGGTCGTGGTTACAAAGCGCTTCCTCGACGAAAAAGGTGATCCGATTCCGTTCGTTTTGCGGAGTTTGCCGCCGAAGCGGATCGAGGAGATACAGGAGGACTGTACACGCCGGGTCGTCAAGAAGGGCCGAGTCGTCGATGAAATTTTTGATTCAAAGCGCATGGCCGCAAGGGTGGCGATTGAGTCGACTGTCTTCCCGGACTTTAGAGCGCCGGAGCTGTTGGAGTCGTATGGAGTCGTGGATCCGGCGGACGCGGCGCGTGCCGTGTTGTCCGTGGGCGGCGAATATATGGACTGGATCAACGCTGCTAATCGCGTGAACGGTTATGGCGATCAGGACGAGGACCTGATCGAAGAAGCAAAAAACTAATCAAGTCCGGTGATCGGGATGCGGTCATGGCCCACTACGCCCTGCATAAGCTGCATATCTTGCCGCAGGACCTGTGGGCTATGGACGATCTTCACCGGGCTTATATTTACGGCAGTATCGAACAGTGGATTAAGGATAACCAGCCAAAGCCCTCCCGGACAAAAGGGAAATAATGTCGAAAACTTGTTGCGCGTTTGCACCGGGTCATCGTATCCTGTTTCTGGGAGGGATACATAATGACGCGATTTTTAAAGTGGGCCTGGGTGCCTGTTTTGTTGTTTTTGATTATAGTGGCTTGCACTAATAACGAGGCCGAGAAGGAAGGGGATCCAGCGGCGAGCGCTTCGCCGACACCTTCGAGTTCGCCAACGCCGTCTCCAGAGCCAACACCTAGCCCGGAACCAACTGCTCCGGTGCCGGTGGATCGGGAAGGGCCGAGCATGTACAAGTTTGATAAACTTGTTCCGCAGGTTGATGAATTCACCTTTCTTGAACATAAGGAACTTTCCGAACTGAGAGCTCCAGCTTTCCCAAATTACAAGTACTACGCTGCCGGGAGGGTAATGGGGGTTCAGGGTTATTCTCCGTTTTATGTAGTTGAATTCAAAACTCAAGAGGATGCAAAAAAATACCTTGCTTCTTATGAGGAGTTTGAAAAAGATACAAAAATAAAATCAAATTTGCATATTAATGGCCCTATGATTCTTCATTTAATTGAAGAAGATCCAGAAGTCATAGACGGTTTAGCAGATGCATTTCTTTCAATGACTCCGTGAGGGGTCATTTTTATTTGCTCGAAAGGAGGCGAATTGTTTGGCGAAACTCACGACGATGTTTGCGCTGCAAGACCGTATGACTCGCAATCTGCGAAAGATGAAGCGCAACATGGATAAAATGACAGAGGCTGCGGAGCAAACGCGTAAACAGACCCGGGCTTTGGAACGGACGCGAATCAAAATGAAAATCCATGCCCAGGATCTGGCCGGAAAAAAGCTAAAGGATATCCGGAAGGCAGCCGATCAATTGGCGCGGAAGCATCCTAAAGTAGTTGCTCGTGTGAACGATAAATCAACGCGGGTCCTAAAAAGAATCCGCTCGTCCGCTGCCGCTCTGAACAAAATGCGGGTGACCGTGACAGCAACAGTCAAAGACAATGCAACAAAGGTTCTGAACGACATTGAAGCGAAGGCCCAGGCTATGCAAGGGGCCGTCATCGGGGCGGGAGTAGCTACGGGGGCTGCGGGCGCAGGGGCGTTCTACGCTGGGGCAAACTCGTATGAGAATGATGCCAGAGCGGCAGCCATTACCAACTCCCCTGTGAATGATGTTACCCAGCGGGTTAACCGAATTTACTATGACCAAAAGGTCGGCAGCAGCAGAGAAGACGTTACCCGTGCTTACGTGGATTACTCTCAGCAAACCGATTTTGCAGGGGGTGCGTTAGATGAGGCGACACGGATATCCGTCCAATTTGCTCAGCTTTATCAAAAAGATATCCCGGAGGTTACCCGAGGTTTTGCTTCCGCATATAAAAGTCAACTCGGGACCATGAGGGAAATCGGGGATGTATCGGCTGCTGTAATGGAACGGGCCGGTGACCAGTATGACGATTATCTGGATACAATCAATGAGTACGGTAGTTCATTCAAAAACCTGGGTATGAGTATCGGTAATGTGGGTGCTGTCCTGGTAGCCGCCGTAGAGAAAGGAGCACGCAACTTCGATGACCCTGCTGATATGTTTCGAGAATTTAATATTAGACGCAAAGAATTGACTGACGAACAGATCGGGGCATTTAGGGAAGCATTAGGGGAAAAGCGTACCGAAGAGATTTTTAAACGGATGGACGCCGGAACCTTTTCTGGTGCAGGGGCAATGGTCGAATTAGCACAAGGGCTATCCAAGATTCAGAGTATAACCAAGAGAGATCAACTTGCAACCACCATGCTTGGCACAAAATTCGAAGATGTAGTGGAACCGATGATTGCAGCCGCAGCCGCAGCTAACGACACTATTAAAGCTACCGGCCAACTTGATCAGCAATTTAACAAGTTCCGCGACGACAATCCCATGACTCCGATCAATGACGCAATGCGAGAGATGAAACGAATCCTCGTAGATATCGGCAAATCAATGATCACATCAGCCAGCCCGGCCTTTGAGGACTTGGCAGCATGGGCAAAGACGGATGAGGGTAAGAAAAGCATTGCCGATTTTACCAAGAGCGTGTCGGCTTTGGCGGCTACATTTACCGGCGCTTTAAGCAAGGGAATAAAGTGGGCCGTTATGAACTGGGGTACGTTGGAGCCTATTATCCTGACACTGACCGCCGCCTTTGCGGGCTTGTTTGCTGCAGGAAAAGGCGTCAGCATCTATAAAAAGCTGGATCCAGTTTTCAAAGGGCTCTGGAAAGGCGCTACTTGGTTATGGGGCGCATTCGTAAAATTGTGGAAGTGGATTAAGCCGTTTATTCCGTGGCTCGGGAGAGCTGCAGTTGGCGGGGCTAGATTCCTTCCAGTTATCGGCTGGATTGTTACGGCAGTCCTGGGTTTGTACGAAGTCTGGAAAAATTGGGATTCGATCAAACAGAAGCTCAATGATTTCTGGACTATAGCAAAAGGATGGCTGAATGATATCGGCGTTTGGATTGACAGGGCCGCAGCTAAAGTGGAGACATTCCTTGAGGGATGGAGAATGCTGAAGCAACTGAAGTCGGAGCTGGAGCCCGTGTTCCAATTCCTCGCGGGCTGGCTCGAAACGCTGTCTGGTAAAAAAATATCAATTGGTGTTGATGCTCCCGGATTCGACGCGCGGAATATCCCGGGTTTAATTACCGATGGAATTAAGTTCATCAACCCATTAACCCCGCCCTCTCAGAAGGTGCCGACAAACTGGATGAAACTTATTCCTGGCGCCGCAACCGGCATCAGCGACATTCCACGGGATGATATGCTATTCCGGCTCCATAAGGGCGAAACGGTACTGCCGGCCGAAGAAGCCTCTCTGATCCGGAGCATGGCTGGCGGCAGGACTCAACCGGGCCAAGGTGTAGGCGACATCAACGTCTACTTGACTGGTGATAACCACTACAACAACGGTATGGATGCCGAGCGCGTTGGCAAGGAGGCCGTCAAAGCAATTCGCGCCGAGCTGACGTTAGGACTGTTGACCGGAGCGAAGGGGGCTTACAGCGGATGACGGAGCTCTGGCTCAAGTACAACAACAACGCCGAGATGCTTTGGTTGCCGGTTAACCCCGAGACATTGGAGATAGGCAGCCCCAGCGCGAACACGACGGTCAATATTGCGAGGCTCGGAGAAGTATCCGTCATTCAGGATCCTGGGCTGAAAACGTATAGCTTCAGCTCCATCTTACCTGCTAGTTGGGGTCGCTACTGTTCCTACACCAAAGATCCATGGCCGCGCCCGTGGGACATCGTCAAGATGCTCCAGCGGTGGAAGGACTCCGATATGCCGTGCCGCTTTATCGTGACGGGTACGCCAATTAATACTGCCGTTACGATAGAGGACTTCAACGTGACAGAAACGGCCGGTGATCCGGGGACGCTCAGCTATACGTTCAGCCTGCGGGAATACCGATTTATCAAAGCCCGAAAGCTGGGCGAGAAGACGGTTGCCGGCCAGAAACAGGTCACGGTAGCGTCCGGCAGCGCACGACCGAGCAGCAAGGCCGCACCGACGTCCTATACGGTTAAGCCTGGCGACAGCCTCTGGAAAATCGCCCAAGCTCAGATCAAGGACGGCAGCCGATATGAGGAGATCGCCACGTTAAATGGCATCAAGTCTCCGTATTCGTTGAAGACCGGACAAAAACTGAAACTGCCTGCGAGGTGATTGCATGATCAATGTCATCCTGACTCGGTTCGGCGGCGGATCCTATGAGCTGCCCGTGCAATCGGTGGAGTGGAGCGGCCAGAAATACCGAGCACCTCGATCGATTAATGTGACGCTGCTCTCGATAGCTCGCGGCGGACATCAGCCTGTGGAAGTCGATTGCGGAGACGCTATACTCTGCCGCTGGAAAGACGAGGAGCTTTTCCGCGGCACGGTGTTTAGTCTGGATCATAGCTCGGATGGGCAGTTGACTCTGACTGCCTATGACCAGCTCTATTACCTCGTCAACAACTCCGATACGTACACGTTCAAGGGGCTGACAGCAGCAGGCATTCTGCGGAAGCTTTGCAGCGACTTTCAGCTCACTCCAGGCTCCATTGCCGATACGCGGCATGTGGTCAGCCAGATCAGCGAGGACGAAAGCCTGTACGACATGGTTCTGCGGGCGCTGGACTCGACCTATAAGCAGCTTGGAAGCCGACATTCCATCCGGAGTAAAAGTGGGAAAGTGGATCTGCTTCCGCTCAAGGACACGGTCCAGAAATGGATCATCGAGAGTGGCGGCAACCTGATCAGCTACTCAGCTTCTGCGAGCATCGAGGAGACGGCGACGCGGGTAAAGCTGCACAAGGAAGGCAAGGAAGGCAAGGAAGGCAAAGACGGCGAGAAAGGAGCCGGAGCCATAACCGTTGTTGCATCCAGCAAAGCCCTGCAATCTCGGTATGGGGTATTGCAACTGTATGAGTCGATTAGCGAGGAGCTAAACAAGGCGCAACTACAGCAACGGGCGCAGGCTATGTTGAAAGAAAAGGGCCGGGTAAAGCGAACGCTGTCGCTTGAAGCTTGGGGCATCCCGTCTGTTGTGGCCGGATCCGGCGTCCATGTCATTATCCCGGAACTCAACGTTAAGCGGGGTTATTTTGTCGATGAGGACACGCACTCCTTTGAGGGCAATCTGCACACGATGAGCCTCACGCTCACGGAGACGGATGAGCTACCAGAGATCGATCCAGTATTTAACACGGACGGAACGGCCAAGTCTGATACGGACGATAAGTCCGACGCTGAAAAAACGTTCGCGGAGCAGCTGCGTGAAGAGATTCTGGGGGTTGAAGAAAAATGAAAGAGCTGATCCAGCAAATTGCCCTGGACGCGATCGGCACTGGAAAGCCGGTCCGCATCCTAACAGGTACCGTCATTCAGCCGCCGCCAGCGCTAAGGGTGCAGATCGGCGATGATATGAAGCGGGTCTATGACGCCGAATTTTTAGTTGTCGCCGCCCACTTGACTGAGATGGAGGAAACTGTCCTGCTCGATGGTGTGTCTCGAACCATTTCATATCCTGATCAGCTGGCCGCTGGTGACACGGTAATGATTGCAGCCCAACAGGGCGGGCAGTCATTTTTTATTTTGGACAAGGTGGTGACCTATGGGGCCTGATTTGCAAGCTCCCGCGCTGTACCAGCCTGCGGCGCTGCCGAGCAAGACCTACGCGCTGGATCTGATGACGGGCCGAGTGCGCGGCACCGTCGACGGCCTGGAGGCTATCCGGCAGTTTATCACCAAGACGTTGCTGACTACCCGTTACGCTTATCTGATCTATCCAGACGAGTACGGTACCGAGCGGGACGAGATTATCGGCAGCTCATCCAGTGCGCTGATGGAGGCTGAGATCGAGCGTGTCGTTACCGAAGCGCTGATCTATGATGAGCGGATCCTAGCCGTGCGAGATTTCATTTATTCAAAGCAGGATGATCAGCTGACGGTGATATTCACCGTGGATACAGTCGCCGGTACGATCCAGATCCAGGGGGTGGATATGAATGTATGAAGGTCAGACGTTTGATGCGATCCTAGCGCGGATGCTAGACCGGATCCCGGATGATATGGACAAGCGGCCCGGAAGCATTATTTACGATGCCATGGCTCCGGCAGCAGCTGAAATGGCACAGCTGTATGTGCAGCTCGACGTACAGGCTGATCAGCGTTTTGCTGATACTGCGACAGGCGATTATTTAGACCGGGCCATAGCTTGGTCCGGCGTAAAACGTAAAATGGCGACCAAAGCATTGGTACGGGGGCGCTTTTACGCTGCAGGTGAGGCTCCCCTGGATGTGCCAATAGGCAACCGCTTTGCGCTTGGCGGGATTAATTACCGTGCTGTCGCTCGCCTGGCGCTGGGAGACTATCGGCTGGAAGCGGAGACGGCGGGCGCTGCAGCCAACGGAAGCTTTGGGCCGCTGTTGCCGATCGACTTTGTGCCGAATCTTGCTCGTGCGGAGCTGACGGAGCTGCTGATCCCCGGCACGGACCGCGAGAGTGATACGGCTCTTTACGAGCGTTACCAGCAGCAGGTCACCAAGCCCGTCACAAGCGGCAATCGGTATCAATATGAGCAGTGGGCGCGGGAGATCAGCGGCGTTGGCCGGGCGCGAGCGTTCCCGCTGTGGAATGGTACGGGGACGGTCAAGGTGGCCTTGCTCGATGAGAGCATGACAGCACCTGAGCCTGCTTTGGTTACCGCCGTGCAGCAATATATCGACCCGACACAGGATGGACTGGGCGAGGGGGCCGCGCCCATTGGCGCTGTCGTGACCGTTGTCGGAGCAACTGAGATCCCAATTAACGTATCCGTGTCCGTTACATTGGCAGCGGGGGCGACGATCTCCCAGGTGCGAGAGCAGATCCTGACCGGACTCAAAGCATATTTGGCAGAGCTGGCGTTTACGGATACCATCATTCGTTACACTCGCATCCAGGCCATTATCCTGGGCATCCCGCCTGTGATCGACTATAGCAATCTAAAGGTAAACGGTCAGACGGCAAATATCCAGACTGCTCTAGATGAGGTGCCGATCGTCGGGACGGTGACCGTCACATGAGTGATCGGCTAAAAGGGTACCTGCCGGAGCTTTATGATGAAGTTGCAGAGATGAACAAGCTGCTGGAGAGCGAGGGCGATGAGCTCGATCTACTTGCTGCCGGAACGGTCAGCCTACTGGATCAGTCCTATCCAGAGAGTGCTACATGGGCGCTTGATCGGTATGAGCGGGATCTGAACTTGGTCATCGACATGGGCAAGCCTGCGGATCAACGCCGATCCGTTATCATCTCCAAGATGCGCGGCTACGGTAAGGTGTCGGGAACATTGCTCAAAAACGTTGCCCAGGCTTACAGTGGCGGCACGATCGCCGTCTCCGTCCAGGCAGCCCAGCACCGGATCCTGATTACGTTTGTGGACACGCTCGGGCTGCCTCCGAATCTAGATGACCTGAAGGCCGCAATCGAGGAGATCAAGCCGGCGCATTTGGTGCTCGATTACAAGTATCGATACTTGCTAATACAGGAAGTCCAAACCATGACGCTGGATCAGCTGGAGCAAAGGCCGCTGACAGACTTTGCGCCATTTTTAGAGGAGGGCTAACATGCCAAGCCAAACACCAAATTTGTTACTGTACAAAAAGGATTTGCAATCCGACGGCCAAGATACATTTAACATCCAGACCATGCTTAATGATAACTGGGACAAGCTCGATATGGCGGTCGGGGGGAAGGTGGATAAGGTCAATGGTAAAGGGTTATCCACCAATGATTATTCTGCTGCAGATAAATCCAAATTGGACGGAGCAACCAGCGCTGCGACCGTATCCCGACTCGTTATGCGCGATAGCGCAGGCCGGGCTAAAATAGTAGCTCCTTCGGCTGCCGACGATATTGCAAGAAAAGACACAGTGGATAGTGCTGTGTTCGCTCATGCCACGTTAACAAGCGTTCATGGTTCGACTTCGGCCGCGACCGTAAGTACAATAATGCAGCGTGACAGTGCGGGTCGCGCTAAAGTAGTAGCCCCAGCAGCCGCTGACGACATCGCCCGTAAAGATACGGTCGATACTGCCGTATCCACTCATGCCGCATTAACGGCAGCTCATGGGGCGACAAGCGCGGCCACAGCCTCCCGTATCGTTCAACGCGATAGCGCGGGCCGTGCCAAGGTGGCCGAACCATCCGCTGCCGATGACATTGCTCGGAAAGACACGGTAGATCTGGCGGTACAGCCTATCGCAGCTGATTTGGCTGACGCGGCACCGACAGCGCAGGCGCTCGTACCTGGGTTGCAGGCTGTGACGGTTACACGAGATACACCGTTGAGCGTTAAGGGGATTAAGGGGCGGTCGCTGATTAATCTGTTCGGGCGCATGAGCAGGGTAAGAACTTACCAGGTTACGGTTTCAAAAGAGCCTAGTATATCAAGTACAGCAATTAAGATTACGCTGGCAACAGGATTTACCATAGGTGCGGCACCATTTGGACAGGTTACGACAAAAGCAAATACTTGTTACGTACTGATTGGCGACTTGAAAAATGGTAACGCAACAAGGACACGCCTTACCCAAGTGGGCGGTGCTGGCGCAGGCACGAGTTTTGTGACTGATACAACTAAATTTACAACAGTATACACACGGTTTAAGCCGACTGCAGACTCTACTGTAAGTTTTGACATAGCCATAGAAGGCGCAGCGGGCCAATATGTATATGCCGATGCAGTCCGGCTCTACGAAATCACTCAAGCCGAATATGACGCAATGGCATCCCTGACCGCAGAGCAGATCGCGGCAAAGTACCCATACGCCGAGGGCATTTCAAACGTCAACGGTGTTTATGTACGTAACGTAACGCAAAACTTGGCTCCTCCACTATCGCAGTGGACAAACGGACGTATCTATGATGGGGAGCACAAATTTGCCAGCATCCAGACTAGGGGCGGCTATGAAGTGTATGCCGTTAATAACGGTACAGTAAATGGGATGTTATCGGCAAAGGTTAAACTCATGCCGAACACGACCTATATACTTAGCGGAGTGACGGATGTGTATTACATTTACGATGCAGTCACTTTTGCCATGGCAGCTAATGGTCAGAAGGCAGGCACTACATTTAAAACGGGAGCGTCGGACGAGTATTATATCGGCCTTTATAATCGTATAGAGACAGGGCCTAATATTACGTTCAAAAACGTTATATTAACCCAAGGATCAACCGTTGTTCCGTTTGTGCCACAAATTGAGCAGTACGTCTACTGCCCAGATTGCCAGCTTGCCGCTAACGTGGACGGAACCGTTTACGACGAACTGTATACGGATAACACGGGGCAGGCACGGGCGACGAGACGGTTTAAGACGATGGAATTGACGGGGGATTTGGCTTGGGCACTCATGACTGGCCCGGCAACGACTAAAATTGTCAAAACTAAGCTGCCTTTCCCGTTAAAAGATACAGGCCAAGTGGTTGATCACGGAGGCTACGTTTACAAGCGCATCAATCAGGGCGCTATATGGGGAGGTAATGGCGAGGAACAGGTTGTGTCTGATGAGTCGGCCACATCTGACAAGTCCATGCTATCTCTGGCTTTGCCGAATGCTGCAACAGGCTGGGGCACTGACTACACGCCGACTGAAGATGAAATCAAGATTTTCTTCAATGGTTGGATGCTTGGATATGAAAGCGCTGGAGTATTCTACTGGCCCTATAATACTACTGGTGCAAAGCGTTGGAGACCGTTCAACGTCACTACAGGTGTAGGCGTGTCCACAATGCCAGCCACTACAACAATCGTGCCCGACTACACTCCTTATCGTCTTCAATACCAACTCGCGACACCAGTCGACGAGCCTGTACGCTCCGAAGGGGCAATTATGCTTGCCGAGGGAGCCAACACGCTTGAGGTTGGGTATGGGGCTGTGGTAAGGGAGCGAGCTAGAATCGCTTACTCTGCTGGCTTTGGATATGAAGTTAATGACACGTACTGGAGCACTTCTTTAGCGTACAGGACAAAGGACATTTTGAACATTTACAGAGACAGTATTATCGACAAGTCATGGATTAGACAAACTAATGGAACTCCATATGGGCTTGTAAGGGCAACTATTCCTGCGAATTCTCCTATTACATCAGCTGTCTACGAAGTCACCTATCTCGCTCTGGATGCCTACCTGATCGGCATACCGCCAACACAGATCAGCGCCGAGTATCCGACTAACCAGCGTTCCGTAACGGACGAGCTGGTCAAAGAGGCAACACAGCTTGCCGGGCGTATGACGGTGCTGGAAAACGGGACAGCGCAGGAAAAGCAGCCACAATGGATTACGCCAACGTTGCTTAATGGATGGGTGAAATTTGATGAATCTGGAAGATACGACCCCGGTTATAAAAAGGTAGGCAATACGCTTTATATTAAGGGTGTCATATGTGGCGGGTATGACGGGGCTGTTATCTTCAGATTGCCTAGAAGTTATATACCTAAAACGGTTTACCATAGTCCAGTGGTAGGCTGTATTAATGGTGTATATGTCTTGTGTAATTTATGTGTTAATACGGATGGTACTGTCTTCATTACAATTAATGCTGCCTCTAATGCGCAAGATAAGCCTAAAAACTACAACTATATCAACGTCATTATCCCGCTAGACTAAGGAGGCCCATATGAAAGAAGCCATAATCACAGACTTGTACGGCCTGTTTATCGATGTCGAGATCGTAAACGACAGCGAAACGGGCTATTTGCCGTTATTTGCGCCGGATGATCCTTATGATGACAAACCTGCACAGATGACGGGCTACCGTGTCGCGTTGCCCGTCACACCTGGGCTGTATCGTCCTCGCTTTGATCGTACTGCTTACGACCTGCACCAGGCTGCCGAGGTTGCTCATGCGGCCGCAATGGTTGCCTGGCTCACGCTGCCAGAGGAGGAGCGAGGCCCCGAGCCGGTAGACCCTATAGCTCCGGCGTTTTGGGTGGAAGGGCTGACCCCGGAGGAGATCGCCGCGCTGCAGCCAACTCTGCCAGAGCCGACAGCGGAGCAGCTACGCATCAGTCAACTGGAGACGGACAACGCCATGCTGCTGCTCCAGCAAGCAGAGGCAGAGTCGCGACTACAAAAATCTGAGTTGGATCAAGCTGCGCTGCTTCTCCAACTCGTAGAGGGAGGTGTCATCTAACGTGGATTGGTATGCAACGATTAAACGCTACTACGATCTTGGCTGCTATACGAGAGCACAGGTACAACGCTTCGCCGAGCTGGGCAAAATCACACAAAAGCAAGCAACTACAATCATTGGAGCAGAGAGCGCCGCTTAGGCGCTCTTTTCTATTAGGAGGAGCCTATGCCAACAACCCCGGAAATACAGTTGCAAGCCATCGCGTCCCAAGTGGTCAAGCTTGAGACGCTGCAGGAAGTTAATACAAAGGCGCTCACCGAAATGGCTGGTGGCCTCAATCGCTTGGTGGATCGTCTTGAACAGTCGGATGACACAGCAAAGGATGCGGTACAGCGAGCTCGATCTGCTCACCGCCGAATTGACGAGCTGCGGCAAGAGTTGGACAAAATGCGGGCGAGTCAGCGGTATATTGTCACAACGTCATGTACACTTATCGGCTTGGGCGTAGCCGCAATTGGCCTTGCCCTTAGACTTTTACAATAAGAGAGGAATTGGTGATTATTATGGACTGGACTTTTATCAACGCACTTATCAAGCCGGAGCTGGGCGGTGTATTGGCCGTTTGCTGGATCGTTGGGTATATGCTCAAGCGCACACCGCGCGTACCGGACTGGGGCATCGTTTACGCCGTGACAGCGGTCGGTATCCTTATGGCCTGTCTGCTGCTAGGGCTTAGCGTAGAGAGTGTGATTCAAGGTGTCTTGTGTGGCGCTGTGGCTGTCTACGGCTATCAGGTGGTTAAGCAGACATCCAAGGCCGCCAATGGAGAGGAGGGGCAACGATGATCTACAGACAAGATTATATCCCGACTACAACGCCGTGCAAGCGGCGTCCTGGCATGGCGATGCTGGCTGAGACGATTACCATCCACAACACCGGCAATGCGGACAGCACAGCAGCAAATGAGCGGAGTTGGCTGACCAATCCAGGCAACAAGCGTCAGGCCAGCTATCACCTAGTTGTCGATGAGCGCGAGGCCGTCGAGTGCATCCCGTTGACGGAGCATGCCTGGCATGCAGGCGATGGCGGCGGGGCACGGAGCGGTAACCGGACAAGTATTGGCATCGAGATCTGCGAGAGCGGCGATTATGCCAAGACGCTCGATAACGCTACGGAGTTGGTCGCCAAGCTGCTGCGGGAGCGCGGCTGGGGTGTGGATCGGTTACGGCGACATTACGACTGGTCCGGTAAGATTTGTCCGAGGCTTATGTATGACGGTGGCAAATGGACAGGCTGGGTTGCGTTTAAGTCGGCTGTCCAGGTCAAGCTGCAGACGCAGGTCAAATCGGTTGAGGAGATCGTTCCGAAGGTGGTGCGACTGTCGGACGGCAAGCTGCTGGCTGTTGGTAAGATTGAGGATGGAAAGCTCGTTGCGCCGGTGGCCGATGTGCTAAAAGCGTTGGGGCTGTCGGCGCAGTGGGACAATGCGAATAAAAAGATGTATGTATGAGTAGAGCCCGCTGACCTTATTATTGGTCAGTGGGCTATTTTTTGTGAAAATTTCCCTTTATTAATCTTGGATAAGATGGTAAAATTCTGGGCAATAAATATAAGGGGTGTCCTTTTTGTACACTGTCACAATTCCACGGTATTTTAACGAGAAAACGACTGCAGTATTTTATGACGAAATCTACAATCAACTGCAGATTAAAGCTCCTGATAAGATTAAATTTGATTTTAACGGACTTGAATTTATTGATCCCTTTGGAGTTGTGACTCTCTGGAATATGGTGGATCTTTTCGAGCGACACTTCGGAGCAGATATTTACTATTCATTTCCGGACAACTATAGAATGTCACCACGAAAATACCCAGCTATAGATTATCTGGATGATTGTTTGTTTTTTGAGAAGGTCATGGGGAAGAAATTGCACCCCGGTTCCAGCGAAAGATCGACCACAAATGGTTTGGAAAAGTTAAGACCTGGGTCATTCAATCTCCAATATATTGAGAAAACAACTTCTTGGCTCAAAGGCAATGTTCACCTAAGAAGTAAGTCGTTTTCCTTTTTAGATACAACATTTGCAGAATTGTTTAATAATATTAATGACCATTCTGATTCAACTATAGGTGGTTGTTGTTTCGCACAACACTACCCAAGTATGAATGAAATTGTATTATGTGTAGGTGACGCCGGAAGAGGCATCGCTGAGAAGATGAAAGAGAAATTTACACACAATCTTAAAGGCGAAGCTTTAACATCCGACTACATGTATATCGATTTTGCTACTGAACATAAGGTTTCAACTAAGTCGAAACCGGGCAATAGAGGTCTTGGACTTGAGAACTTGTTAGCAATCATAAAGAATAATAAAGGATCTATAAAAATCATTTCCAACGCGGGTGAAGTGAAATATACTTATAAAAAGAATCCTGAAGGTGAGAAACGACTGAGGGTTTCTAAGGGATATTATAACGGGACAATTGTTTTGCTAAAGTTGCGGACTGATACCCTGGATTTTGAGGAAGAGGAGGAATTTGAATGGACTTCGTATTAAAGGATTATGTGACTAGTTGTTACACTAATGAGCAAGGTGACGAGATTTACAATCTCATATCCAAACCATTATTTATGGGACAGAAAGTTACGCTGTCTTTTGAGGGAATGAATTCTGTATCATCTTCGTTTCTTAACTCCTCATTCATTCCGTTACTTGACGATTTAACATTTGACCAGATAAAACAGCTGCTGAAGTTTAAAGACTCAAATCGATTCATTAACTCAATGATTATTAGACGATTTGAACAGGAAGATAATAAATGTGTGAATTAAACACAGACGAAACCCCCGCCAGCCGTAAAAGGCCAGTGGGGGCTATTTTTGTTTCAGTAAAGTAGATAAATCCCCAGCGATCTCTCCAAACTTTATGCTGATTTGCGACCGCATCACATCCCGAGTCATCCCAAATTCCTGATGGTAGCCGTGGTAGAGAAATTTGTAGTTGTAAACGAAAGCCCCGAATTGCGGTTCGGCATCCATTAGCAGTTTAATATCCCGAGAAGCCAGCTCCCGCCGAATCTCCCGTTGTCTGTTCGTTATCCGATCCATGACTTCCTGGCCGGCCATAGCGTATAAATTTCTGAGTATGTCTTCACTGAACCGGAAATCATCCAGACTTCGCTGCAACATCGTTTCCATATGGGTAAGTATGATATAGTCCCTGATCATTTCCCGTTCAAATGACTCAGGAACCCGACGACCTTCCATGACCAAACATTCACACCTCCGAAAACGAACGTATGTGCCTATTATACTCCTAGTGTAGGGGCGGAATGAAATAAAATATTGAATAGGAAAAAATAGCCCATCGACGTTAGGCATCGAGGGGCTATTTTTTGCTTTTAGCTGTTCTCCAGTTTTTTGGATGATCCGGTTGTGCTGGGCTCGGTTGATCGATCAGCAGAACCCAGCCGTTATTAAGCTTGCGGGCTTGTACGATTCCCTGGCGGCAGTACTCCTTAACCTGAGTCGGCTTGAGGCCCCAGCGCTCGCAGGCTTCTGCAACGTCCATGATTTCGTTCAAGGCGCTCAT